AACCCATGGCCCACCCCGCCTACAACGACCCCAACTACAAAGCCCTCCGCCAACGCATCCTCGCCGACCAACCCAACTGCGCCATCTGCGGCCGACCCGGAGCAGACACCATCGACCACATCCTGGCCCTCGAACTTGGAGGCACCAACGAAGAACACAACCTCCGACCAGCCCACCGCTCGTGTAACTCACGCCTCGGCGCCAACCTCGTCAACGCCAAGAACAAAGCACGATTCGACGCACGACGACAGGCTGTGACTTTTTGGAACGAGAACGCATCGACCCCGATCCCCACTCTCCCTTCTCTCCAAACAGGGAAAAGGGACTGTGATCTGGGTGTTTCAGCCGATTCTCTTCCTGTTTCTGGGCGGATCGAGCCGCGTCTGGAGAGTCTCGCCGAGTGTCATACCAGCGTCGGGCCTCTGGTAGCCGGATGGTCCTCGAGACACCTGATGCCGCTCATGGATTGGCAGATCCGAGCCGTGAATGGGATGCTCGGCCTCAAGGACGACGCGTTCTGGTACCGGGAAGCTTTGATCTCCTGTGCTCGACAGCAGGGAAAGAGTGTGCTCTTGAAGGCGATGGCCGGGTTCTTCGTGACCGAGTGGGCGGCCAAGACCGGCCGGCCTCAGTCCGTCATGCTGGTCGCCAACAAGCTCGACCGGTCGTCGGCGATCTTCCGCGAGCTCGCCCCAATTCTCGAGGGCTTCGGTGGCAAGCCCTTCTGGTCCTATGGTCGCGAGCAGATCCTCATGCCCGACGGCTCCAGCATCCGAGTCGCGGCCGCGACCTCCACCCAACACGGCGCCTCCAACGACCTTGTCCTTCTCGACGAGATCTGGTCGATCTCCCCCGCCGTGATCTTCGACGCGCTCCGACCGACCATGATCGCCCGCCCCAGCCCACTCATGGCCATGTTCTCCACCGCCGGAGACGAGAGCTCGACGGCGATGCTGAAGTTGCGGGAGCAGGCGATCAACGCGATCGACGCCGGCCGCACCAGCAAGCTCTACTTCGCCGAATGGTCACCTCCGCCGGGAGTTCGCTGGCAAGATCGCGAATGGTGGCCATGGGCCAACCCGGCGCTCGGCACCACCGTCACATGGGACGCCCTCGAGGCGGCGGCCGAAACACCCGACAAGAACGCGTTCCTCCGCGCGCACCTCAACCTTTGGATCTCCTCCGCGAACTCGTGGCTCGCCCCCGGCCGATGGGACGAATGCCAAACCACCGCTGTCATGCCCGACGGCGGGATCCTCGCCATCGACTCCAGCCTTGACGAATCCCGGTACGTCGGCGTCCGCGCCTACCGCCGCGACGACAAGAAGATCCAAGTCGCCCCAGCGTTCATCGTCGAATCCGAGGACGAGCTCTGGATCAAGGTTGAGGAGCTCATGGCTAACCGCGACCTTCAGCTCGCCGTCTCACCGTCGCTCGAGATCCACACCCCCAAGACATGGAAACCGCGCACCCGCACCGTCGGCTACGGAGAGCTCTTGAAATGGACCGGCCTCGTCCGGGCGATGATCAACGAAGGCAAAGTGGAACACGGCGGAGAACTCGCCCTCGCCGAACACGTCTCCCGCGCCGTCCTCGTCAAGCAATCCGGCAACGTCGTCCTCAGCTCCCAGAAAAGCCCGGGCCCGATCGAGCTCGCCCGCTGTCTCGTCTGGGCGACAGCTCTCGCATCCGCCGCACCATCCAAAGCGCGCGTCGCCATCGGCAGATCGTAGACATCTGATCAACGCTGTGGGAGACTCCGCCTAGTGGCACTCTTCAAGCGCACGACCGCCAAGCCCGCCGTCGCCGTCAAAGCGGCCTCCGGTGGAGCAGGACAGATCGGCTCGTTCCTCGGCTATTCAGTCGGGACTGCTGAGGAACGAGCTCTGTCGATCCCAACGATCGCTCGGTCCCGCTCCATGATCTGCTCCATGATCGCCGGCCTCGACCTCAAGCAATACCAGCTTGTCTGGAACTCGATCAACGAAGAGTACGAGAAGGTCTACCTCCAAGGCGAAGGCTGGTTCACCCGCCCCGACCCCAAGGTGCCGCGCCAGTTCATCATGGCCAACACCGTCAGCGACCTGATGATGTACGGCCGCGCCTTCTGGTACATCACCGCCCGCTACTCCACCGGCTTCCCGGCCGCGTTCACTTGGCTCCCCCACTCCAACGTCGAGACACCAAACCAGCAAGGCCCGCAGTGGTGGGGAATGCCCGACGAGGTCGAGTTCAACGGCGTCATGCTTGACACCGCCAACGTGATCTGCTTCCTCGCCCCCGATCAAGGCCTCCTCTACACCGGGGCCCGCTCCGTCGACATCGCCATCCGTCTCGACGCCGCCGCCCGACGCTTCGCCCTCACCGAGATCGCGGCCGGCTATCTCCAACAGAAAGATGGCTCCGAACCGATGACCGCCGAAGAACTCGGCGAACTCGCCTCCGGCTGGGCGTCCGTCCGCCGCGAATCTGCCATCGGCGCCCTGAACTCCGCTGTCGAGTTCAAAGAGTTCCAATCCGACCCCAGCAAACTTCAGCTCGTAGAAGCCCGCAACCATGCGGCGCTCGAGATGAGCCGTCTCGCCGGTGTCCCCGCCTACCTCGTGTCCGCACCAACCAGCAACGGCATGACCTACCAAAACGCCCAAGAGTCCCGCCGAGATCTTTGGCTTTGGGGCGCGCTCCCATACGCCACCGCGATCGCCGAACGACTCTCCATGGACGACGTACTCCCCCGCGGCCGTCACCTCGAGTTCGACATCGACGAAGCACTCGCACAGGCTGGCATGATGGAAGAATCACAAGCCGACCCAGTACTAGAGGATCAACTCGGATGATCAGACTCGCAGTCACAAACCTCACGATCGACGCCGCCGCACCAGACGAACCGCCCACCCGGTCCATCACCGGCCTCGCCGTTCCGTGGGGCGTCACCACCATCGACTCACTCGGCACCAGCGTCCGCTTCGAAGCAGGCTCCCTATCCGAAGAAGGCCGCGCACCGAAACTCGTCGAAAGCCACGACCTCTCCAAGGTCGTCGGCCTCGTCACCGAGCGCGTCTCCACCGATCAAGGCATGATGTTCACCGCCAAGATCGCCCCGACCGCCGCCGGCAACGACGCCCTCGAGCTCCTGAAGATGGGAGCCTTGGACGCTGTCAGCGTCGGAGTCGAACCCACCAAGTTCAAGTTCGACAAGAACGGCACGATGGTCGTCACCGCCGCCAACTGGCATGAGCTGTCGCTCGTCGCCGTTCCGGCCTTCGATCAAGCCCGAATCACATCTGTCGCCGCCTCCGCACCGGAGGACGACGAAGAACCCCAAGACCAATACCCAGAGCCCGAGGAGGACTCAATCATGTCAGAACCCACCCCGGTGGAAGCCGCGGCCGCCCCGGCCGTGATCCCCACCCAGCCACTCCAGTTCGCACAGGCCGCCAAGCCGTTCGTCCTGCCCACCGTCAGCGAATACATCGCCAAGTTCCTCGCCGGAGGCGCAGAGTTCGCCGAGTTCAACGCACGCATTCGCGCCGCCGCCCCGAACGTCGAAACGACCGACACGCCCGGCATCCTGCCCGAGCCGATCGTCGGCCCTGTGTACAACAACTTCCGCGGCTTGCGCCCCGTGATCGACGCCATCGGCGCGAAGGCGATGCCCGGCGGAGGCAAGGTGTTCCGCCGTCCGAGCGTCACCACCCACACCACCATCGGACCCAGCAACGGTGAGAACGTCGCCCTCGATCAGGGCACCTTCGTTGTCACCGACAACCAAGTCACCAAGGGCGTCTACGGCGGCTACGTCCGACTGTCCGAAGAGGACCAGGACTGGACCGACCCGGCAGTGCTCGGCCTCTTGATCGACGACATGGCGCGCATCTACGCCAACGAAACCGACAACGTCGCCGCCGACAACCTGCGCTCCGGCACCTCGCAGGCCACCGGCAACGTCGCACCGACCGACCCGGCCGACTGGATCGCCAAGGTGTACGCCTGCGCGAACACCATCCTCTCCAGCGCGAACGGCTGGCTCCCGACGCACCTGTTCGTTTCCGGCGATGTGTTCGCACAGCTCGGCCAGCTCGTCGATGGTCAGGACCGACCGCTGTTCCCCCAAGTCGGCCCGATGAACGCCTTTGGCAACCTTCAGCCCGGCTCGGCATCCGGCGTCGCGTTCGGCCTTCAGGTCGTCGTGGACCGCAACTTCGCCGCCAAGACCGCGATCGTCGGCCACCCCGACGGCTTCGAGATCTTTGAACAGCAGAAGGGCGCCATCTCTGTCGAAGCCGCAGACGGATCCCTCTCGCGTTACATCAAGTTCCGCGGCTACTTCGCGACCCTGATGATTGACGCCAACAAGTTCATGAAGATCCCGCAGGCCTGATCTGCCTCCGGAGTCTGGATCATGGCGACGTTCTCAATAACGCATCGGATGAGGATCGACGACGTCGTCGTGATCCAGACTCTCGACAACACCCCGATCTCCGTCGGCGACTCAATCACCGTCGCCGGCCTCGGCAACGGCATGGACGGCACGTTTACCGTCCTCGACGTACCGACCTACCTGTTCACAGGTGTTGACGACGAAGGCGACTACACGTTCGACTTCAACGAAATCATCCTGAACCAGTACCTGTACGCCGACACCGGCGACGAGGTGACCCGCGATGTTGCGGATCCGTTCGGGACGATCACGTGGACCCAGACATGTACTTGGATCACCTCGAGCAACGTGACCGAGTGGCTCGGCATCGCCACGGCCACCGCCAACGACACGGCATTCATCGCCACCTGTGTCTCCGCGGCCAACGCATGGGCATACCGACGCCGACAGGCGGCCGGCTACACCGACAGCCTGAGCTCAAGCCCATCCGGCGCCGTCACCCTCGGGACGACCATGTATGCCGCTTCTCTGTACCGTCAGCGTGGAGCTGTGGACTCGTTCGCATCCTTTGACCAGATGGGCAACGCGATCCCCAGTCTCTCGCACGGCGAGATCATGCGCCTCCTAGGCATCAACAGGGCTCAGGTGGCATGAAGTGGCATCCGGCATCTTCATCGAGGCTCAGAACGCCCTCGTCTCCACCATCACCGGCCTCGGCTACACCGCCGTCACCGACCCCCGAAACATCCGCCCCATGTCGGTGCTCATCAGCCCGCCGACCTTTGAGACCTTCACCTACAACGTCGGCGACATCACGTTCACGATCAGCATCGTGGCCGCACCTCCCGCCAACCAAGACGCCGTCGACTACCTGCTCACACAGGTGGACACGCTAATGAACTCGACGCTACCCATCACCTCCGGCCGTCCGTCCGTCGTCACTATCGGCGGCCAAGACTTACCGGCCTACGATCTGACCGTGAGAATCGCCTCACGGCGCAACTAAGGAGCCCCACATGGCAACCACGACCTACCTGTCCAACCCCACCGTCCTCATCGGCGCCGTCGACGTGTCCGACCAGTGTAAGGCGGCGACCCTCACCGTCGGCTACGACCAGCTCGAGACGACCGCGTTCGGCGACACCGGCCACAAGTTCACCCAAGGCCTCCAGTCCGTCGAAGTGACCCTCACGCTGTTCAACAGCTACGGCGCTGGCGAGATCGAAGCCACCCTCTACGCGGCGGTCGGAGCCGGGAACACCACCCTCGTCCTCTCGCCCTCGGGCACCACCGAATCGGCTTCCAACCCGGAATACACGATTACCAACGCGTTCCTCGCATCGTTCACCCCGATCTCGGCCACCGTGGGTGAGCTCTCCGAAGTCGAGGTCACCTTCGTCGGTGGTACGTTCGTCCGCGACATCACCCCGTAAGCCAAGGAGTCCCGACATGAAACTCACCATCCGCATCGACATCGGCGAAGGCCCCGTCGAGGTCGAGACCAACCTCTTCATCACCGTCCTTTGGGAACGGAAATACAAGAGAAAGGCGTCCGATCTCGCTCAAGGCGTCGGCGCCGAGGACCTCGCCTTCATGGCCCACGAAGCCATGAAACTGTCCAAGATCACCGTCCCCGCCATGCTTGACGACTTCATCAAGAAGATCGTCAGCTTGGAGGTGGTCGAGACAAGCTCGGCGAACCCTACCCAAGAGGCACCTTCCGACGCGGCCTAGCAGAAATGCTGGTGTCCGTCGGCTGGTGGCCTCCAGACATCGAGTTCGACACGCGTGACCTCAACACCGTGATCGAAATCCTGAACAAAGGCCACAAGTGAGCGCAACGATCCGAGTCGACGGAGTCAAGGAAACCATCGCCTCCCTGAAACAGATCGACCCGGAGCTTCGCAAGACCTTCAACCGGCAGGTCAAAGAAATCGCCAAGCCGATCATCACCGCCGCCCAAAGCCGCTACCGGTCGCAGAACTTCCCATCGGGCACCGCTCGAGCGTGGAACCAGCGCGGCCGGCCGATCTTTCCGCTTGACACGCAGAAAGCCGTCCGGGGCGTGACTGCCCAGATCTCCACCTCCCGCCGATCAGCGTCAACTATCGCGGTCGTCCAGAAGAACGCCGGCGCGGCCGTATTCGAGTTCGCCGCCTCCGGGAACCTCGGCGCCGCATTCTCCGCCAAGAATGGCGCCCCGGCGCGCGTCATGTGGCCCGCGGCCGACAGCGCCCAGAACGCGGTCTCGCAAGAGATGGCAAGATACGTCGAGGAAGTCTCCGACATGATCAACAAGGAGCTCAGCCTCTAGTGGCCATACGCATCCCCATCATCAGCGAGTTCGACGACAAAGGACTCGCCCGCGCCACCCGCCAGTTCAAGGATCTCGAGACGACCGGCGAGAAGGCCCAGTTCGCCATCAAGAAAGCCGCCCTCCCAGCCACCCTCGCGCTCGGCGGTCTCGCCATCGCGGCCGGAGACGCATTCAAGGCATTCGCCGAGGATTCAGCCGCGGCCGACAAGCTCGCGCTCAGCCTGAAGAACTCCACCGGCGCCACCGACGCCCAAGTGGCCGCTGTCGAGGACTTCATCAGCTCCACCAGCAAAGCGGCCGCCGTCGCCGACGATGAACTCCGCCCCGCCCTCGACAATCTTGTCCGAGGCACCAAAGACATCACCAAGAGCCAAGAACTCCTTACCTTGGCGCTTGACATCTCGGCCGGCACCGGCAAAGACCTCGAGTCTGTCACCGCCGCACTGTCCAAGGCCTACAACGGCCAGCTCGGCCCGCTCAAGAAGCTTGACCCGGCGCTCGCCGCACTGATCAAGAACGGCGCCTCCGCAGATCAAGTGTTTGCCTCACTCGGCAAGACGTTCGGTGGCCAAGCCGCGGCACAAGCCAACACCGCCCAAGGTCAGATGAAGAACCTGACGATCCAGATGGGCGAACTCAAAGAATCCGTCGGCGCGGCCGTCGCCCCGATCATTGAGAAACTCCTCCCAGCGTTCATGGGAATCGCCAGCTGGATCCAAGAGAACACCGGTCTGGTCGTCGGCCTCGGTGTCGCCATCGGAGGCATCGCTCTCGCCGTCTGGGGAGCCAACGCGGCCCTGACCGCTTGGAACGTCATCACCAAGGTCACCGCCGCGCTGAACGCCGTCCTAGGCACTTCGTTCAGCGCCCTTTGGGTTGCGACTGGCGTAGGCATCATTCTGGCCGTGATCGCCGCGATCGTCGTCCTACAGCAGAAGTTCAAGTTCCTCGACAACGTGATCGCCGCACTTAAGGTCGCGTTCCAAGTGTTCTGGGACTTCGTGTCGGGCATCTTCAACCAGTGGTGGAACAAAGTCACCATGATCGCCAACGCGTTCAGAACAGCATTCCAAACCGCTTTCGCAGTCGTATCCGGGCTCTTCAGAACGTGGTACACGACCATCGTCACGATTGTCGACGCCGTCGTCGGAGCATTCAGAACCGCGGCCGAACTCATCGGCGGGATTATCAAAGGCATCGCCCAAGGTCTGATCACGGTATTCGTCAACGCCCTGAACAACCTGATCGGCATCATCAACAAAGCGATCAAGCTCTACAACAAGATCCCGCTCGCCCCCAACTTGCCAACCATCCCAACCCTGAGCGTCCCGAAACTCGCCGAAGGTGGCATCGTCACCAGCCCGACCCTCGCCCTCATCGGCGAAGCCGGCCCCGAAGCCATCATCCCGCTCAACCGGATGAACCAAGGCGTCACCGTCAACGTCGCCGGCTCCGTCACCAGCGAACGCGACCTCATCGAGACCATCCGACGCGGCCTCGTCAACTCACAGCGCAACGGCGCCCAACTCGTCTACAGCAACACATGACCCTGCCCTGCCAGCCCGTTGTTCGGCTCCGCCTCGGAACCGGAGCATCGTTCGGAAACGTCCTCGTTCTCGGCGATCAAATCAACGGCATCCTCGGCACCAACATTCTGGGCACCAGCGTCGTCCAGATCGTCGACATCACCAGTGAGGTCAACCAGATCTCGATCCGACGCGGCCGCGACCGCATCTTTGAGCATTACTCGCCCGGGTTCGCGTCGATCTCATGGTGGGATCCGAACGGCGACTGGAACCCCGACAACTCGTCCAGCCCCTACTACGGCCAGATCCTCCCGATGAGACAGGTCAAGGTCACCACCACCTACCAGTCGACCGAATACGCCCTCTTCTCCGGGTTCATCAGCTCGTGGGATTGGGAATGGCCCAAAGGCACAGAGTACGCCCGGGTGACGATCACCGCCGACGACGGCTTCCGCCTCCTCGCCCTGTCCAACGTGGACACCGTCACCGGGGCCGCGACCGGCGACCTACCGGGCACCCGCATCAACCAGATCCTCGACATGATCGACTGGCCCGACGACCTTCGCGACATCGACGACGGCACCCAAGAACTCCAGAACGACCCCGGCGGCCTCCGAAGCGTCCTCGACGCCATCCAGACTGTCGAGGGAACCGAACTCGGCGGGTTCTACATGGACCCCAACGGCAACGCCCGCTTCAAGAGCCGAGCCACCATCAGCCAAGAAGCCTCCGGCACCGCGACCGACTTCGCCGACGACGGCACCGGAATCTACTACCAAGACCTCGATGTCGCCTTCGACGAACAAGAGCTCTCCAACGTGGTCAGCATCTCCAACCATGGGGGCGCGGTCCAGACAGCGTCCGACGCGACGTCGATCGCCGACTACTTCACGCGCACCTACACCGAAAGCGGCCTGCTCGGACGGAACAACGCCCAAGCCCTCAACATCGCCAACCTCATCCTCCAATACCGCAAGACCCCGCGGATCCGCATCGAATCCATCACCCTCGACCTTTCAAGCGACAGCTCTCGAGTCCCAGCCGGGCTCGGTCTCGACTTCGGCGACCCGATCTACGTCACCCGCACCCAAACCCCCACCAGCGTCCTCGACCTGCGGCTCACCGTCCAAGGCGTCGAGCACACGATCACCCCGGACCGCTGGACAACCCGCCTTATTACCCGCGAACCGCTGAGCACCGCTTTCATCCTCGGATCGAGCCAGTTCGGTATTCTCGGCACGAACACCCTTTAGGAGCACCATGACCACCACCTACCCGATCTCAGCCGCCTACACCGACGGTCAGGTCCTATCCGCGTCGAATGTGAACCAGATCGCCGGTGGCGTGAACGACATCGCTGCCCTCCAGCTGAACGCTCAGACCGGCACGAGCTACACGCTGGTGATTGGCGACGCCGCCAAGATGATCACTCTTACGAATGCCGCCGCGATCACCCTCAACGTGCCAACCAACGCCACAGCCGCCTTCGCAATCGGCACCCAGATCCTGCTGTATCAAGGTGGCGCCGGTCAGGTCACTGTCGCGGCCTCGACCCCAGCGACGACCACGATCCGCTCACAAGGATCAAAAACAAAGATAACCGGCCAATACGGCGTCGCTTGTCTAATGAAGTTGGCAACGGACGAGTGGGTGCTGTTCGGGAACACCACGACATGATTCCCGCAGTCTCGGCCGCTACCGGAGGCGGCGCCGGTTTAGGTTATCGCTGGGTCGGAGTCGGAGACGGAGGAAATCTCTGGACCTGCGACGATGCCACCGCCACCACATGGACACAACGAACATCGAGTTTCGGTGGCACATCGATAAACGGAGTGGCATCAAATGGCATCAACCTCTACGTCGCCGTAGGTGACAGCGGAAAACTCGCTACATCACCAGACGGAGTTACATGGACGCAACAAACGTCAAGTTTCGGAACGTCCAACATCACAGGCATCGCTTACGGCAACGGCGTCTGGATCGCATCCGGTCAAACAGGAAAACTCGCTACCTCGACCGACGGTACAACATGGACACAACGCACCACAGGAACAACTGATTACCTTTACAAATGCGCTTACGGCAACGGCGTTTACGCAGCAGGAGGCGCAAACGGCCGCCTCATCTCAACAACGACGCCAACCTCCACTTGGACGTCAAGAACCTCAACAATCACCGGCAATATCACGTTCCTCACTTACGCACCTTTCGCCAGTATCTGGGTCGCCGGATGCGACACCGGAACCACAGGCGCTCTTGCCTCATCTCCTGACGCAACAACTTGGACAGCACGAACATCTTCCGTAAACCTCACCTCGGGAGGATTCAACTCTGACTCCTCCAACACAATCATTTGCGTTACGACCGGAGGAAATGCGACCGGAGCCGTTCAACTCATCAGCACGACAGACGGAATCTCATACACGAACCGCACGTTGGCAACAGGAACCGGCAATAACTCTCGAGCTGTAGCGGCCGACATAAACGGAACGTTTATCTGTCTTGCGGACAACGCCACAGCCGGTTACTGGGGTACAAATTATTCAACAAACGGCACAACGTGGACGGCTGGAACAGTAGTGGCCGCCACCGCTGGTCTCGGAACATTCGCAAGGGCTATCTGCCACAGCGCCGGAACATACTCGTCACGATGAGCACCTACCTCGCCACAGTCACCGACGACCTTCACGTCATCGTCACCATCGACGGAATTGAAGTCGATCGCCCCGGCCCATGGGCCACACCCGAAGGCGCACACCAGTGGGCCGCCGACATCATCATTAGCCTCGAAGCAGGCAACATCCACTACCCGCAACAGCCCGGATGGATCAACCCGCATGGCAACTAAAAAGAAACCCGCCGAACCCGCCGCCGGTGGTCGGCCGTACACCGGCAACACCGACCCCGCGCTTGGAGCTCGAGCCGGCACGATCCGCTTTCAGGATTACATGCGATTCCTATTCCAGATGAAGAACCTCGGAATCTACGCCAACCGGCCAATCCGAGGCGGCTCCAGCCTTTCCGTCCATGCGACCGGCCGCGCCTGCGACCTCGGAGGCGGCCCCAACCAGATCATCGCCGCCATCCAGTTCCTCGAGCGACACGCCGACCAGCTCGGCATCGAGGAAATCCACGACTACGGCAACCGATACAAGTCAGGCCAACATGGCGCCGGCTGGCGATGCGACCGCAACGCCTGGAAGATCTACGACAAACCCACCATCGGCTCCCCAGGAGCCGCCTGGGTTCATTACGAAATCAGTCCCGACATGGCCGACCATCCCGACCGCGTCGACGCCGCCTTCAAATCCATACTCGAGGCGAAATGAGAACTCATGAAACCCACCATCCGCTGGCAAGTGGCGCTCGTCGTAGCGACCTCGCTGGCCTGTCTACTGGCGGCCTGTAGTGACCGCTTCCGAGACCCCAATGACCCCCGGAAAACGCCCCCGACGTCGACGACTGACACCTGATGAGATCGAGGCCCGCGTCCGCGCCGGCCTCATCATGACCCTCGCATTCGTCCTCGGCGTCACCGTCCTCGGAATGCTCTACAGCCTGATCTACGTCTACCAACCCGACGGCGACATCGCCCCCCTCGACAGCCGCTTCATGGACGTACTCCAGCCACTTGCATTCTCAATCGGCGGAGCCCTCACCGGCCTCGCCGCCGGTGGAGCTCTCAAGAAGAGCTCAGACGACGACGAACCAAAGGCTTGACGATCTCCTCCTGAGTCGGTAGACCGTCCGCACCTAGCGGACCCGACCCGAAAGGAATACCCATGTCCAGATTCATCCTGGGCGTAGCCATAGCCTGTGGCGCGCTCTTCATGTTCCTCGAGCGCCCAGACGCCGTCCAAACGGCCCCAGCGGTCGTCTCCTACGCCCCACCAACCCAACCAGACCCGACGACGACGATCGCCGCTCCTACGACCACACAGGGCCCAATCCTGCCCCTCGTAGGCCCCGACACCCCATGCCAAGAATGGGTCCCCGAGGCGATCCAAGCCGGCTGGCCCGCCGACCGCGAGCTCCTTGAGACTCTCATGAGCATCATGTGGCGCGAATCACGATGTCAGCCGGACGCCTGGAACGGCCACGACGCCGGCCTCACCCAGATCAACCAGATCCACTCGAAGTGGATCGCCGAGCTCGGTTTCGGCAACCACCCGGACGCCATGTTCAACCCGCTACTCAACCTCGAGTTCGCCTGGAAGCTCTACAGCTCACGCGAAGCCAAAGGTCTCTGCGGATGGAAGCCATGGTCAGGTCCGTGCTGACCGACTGGGAAGGCGCCGCCTGCCAAGGCCTCGACGTCAACATCTTCTTCCCCGGTGTCGGCGAGAACAAGAAAGCCAAACTGGCGATCCTCGTCTGCTCAACGTGCCCGATCCGGCTTCGCTGTCTCGACTATGCGCTCCAGTGGTCAACTCGAGACTGCCCCGGAATCTGGGGAGGAACCACCGAACGGCACCGTCACCAACTCCGTCACAGCCGTGTGATAAACCAACAGGCGTGACCGAAACCAAGCCGGAAATCGCCCTGTGCTGTAGGTGTCAGAAACTGCTCGTGGACGACGAGATCGTCCGCTGGCTGAACACTGGCACCTGGTGGCCGTGGTGCTGGCCGTGCTTCAAAGCGGAACACCTCAAGAACCTGACCCGACTACAGGAAGAGAACTAATGGACCTTGGCAACTACGTCCCTGTCAACCAACGCCTGCTCGACGCTCTTGGCCGCTGGCCCGACCTCCGCGTCCAGGAGACCGCGTTCGACATCATGCGGATTGAGGAACAGACGTTCCTGGTGTGCGAAGTGACCGTCTGGCGCATCGCCGACGACCCGAAACCCTCGATCGCCACGGCGGCCGAACCGTTCCCCGGCAAGACGCCCTACACCCGCGGATCCGAACGGATGGTCGGATTCACATCGGCGCTCGGCCGTGCGCTCGGCTACATGGGCATCGGCATCCACGAAGCGATGGCCTCCAGCAACGAGGTTGAAGCCCGCCAGACCGGCGACCGCCCTCGGGCACACGTCCCCCAGGCCTCCAGCCAGACCGAAACCACCGAAGCTCAGAAGCGAATGCTCAAAGCTCTCGGCTACGTCTCCGAACCACCGAAGTTCAAGAGAGACACATCAGCTCTGATCGACCGTCTGAAGGCCGATGCGATGGGCGAAGAGGAGCCGTTCTAATGGATCAGATGACCTTTGACTGGACAGCCCTCCACTCAGACGAACCGGCCTGCGACCGCTTCAAAGCATTCCACCATGCGAACCCCTGGGTGATGGAACGCCTGGTGGAGATGGCACGCCGACTCAAGACCCGAGGCATCAACCAGTACGGCATCGCCGCCCTCTGGGAAGTTCTCCGCTACGACTGGACTGTCCGCACCGACGACCCCACCAGCACCCTCAAACTCAACAACGATTACCGCGCCTTCTATGCGCGTGAAATCATGCGCCGCCACCCAGATCTGGACGGCTTCTTCTCCACGCGACGTTCACAGGCCGACAAGTGATCACCGAGAAAGAGTTCCAGAACGCCGTCGTCGAGCTCGCCAAATGGACTGGCTGGATGGTCTACCATCCGCTCCCAGCCCAGAACACTCGCGGCCACTGGCGCACCCCCACCCTTGGCGATGTCGGCTTCCCCGACCTCGTCCTCGCCCACCCAACCAAAGGCGTGATCTTCGCCGAGCTCAAGAGTCGCGTCGGCAAACTTTCTGACGCCCAGACGCGATGGTTATCCACGCTCCGTCTGGCCGGCGCCGAAGCCTACATCTGGCGCCCAGCAGACCTCCCGCAAATCCGACTGATACTGACAGGAGACAAACCATGAGTCACGACATGACAGCACTCATCCAACAGGTCCAAGAAGCAACACGACAGATGGATCTAGCCGCCCAAGCGATCACCACTCAGAAAGCTCGGATCGCCGAGCTCGAGGAGGAGAACGCGCGCCTTCGTGCCCGCCTCGTCCGTGCCATGGCCGTCATTGAGCACTACGAAAGCCCCGACCAGTGAAGTTGGAGGCACGAAAAAAGGTGGACTGTGATTTGTAAGCCGTCCGATGTGGCGAAAATCCTTAGTGAACGTCACTACTTAGGCCCGACAACTAGGGGATTTGCTTGGCTTGACGAATACGGTGTGATCGTACTGGCGAGCCCCTCCTCGCGTCACCTACCGACGGATTGGCTCGAGCTAACTCGCTGGTGTCTGAATGGCGAACCGAACGCAGGCTCGAAACAGTGGTCAAAGGTAGTCCAATACCTAATGAAAAGTCATTCTGCTACCACAGTTATCTCCTATTCAGATCCATCGGTAGGCCACACTGGTGCGTTATACAAGGCCTCTAACTGGCTATGGGCTCCTACTTGGCAACGTCTAAGACCACCGCCATCACAAGGAGGTAGCTGGGATGGAAAGAAAAGACAAAGCGTCAAAGATCGTTGGGTCTATCCATTACGCCCTGATCCGCGCAGGCAAAGTGTTCTGCGAGTAAATGACGAATCATTACAGCGGAAAGGCTGTCCCTCGTATCAGGAACCTAAACGATTCACGAAAGCTTATAAATGATTGTCCGCACCCCACGCCGCCGAGAGAACTTCACGATCATCTCAAACGAGATCATCCGGAACCAGCACCTCTCATGGAAGGCCCGAGGCCTGCTCATCTACCTGCTGAGCCAGCCTGACCACTGGCGCACCAGCTCAGCTCACCTCGCCTCGATCAGCCCCGAGGGAATCCACGCTGTCCGAACCGGCCTAAAAGAGCTCGAGACTTACGGCTACCTGCGTCGAGTACGAACCCAGCTGCCGAACGGAACATGGCGACACGACATCCTGATCTACGACGAACCTGTGGATAACCCTGAGGATAAGTGGCTCAGTTACCCACAGACCGACGACAGGTTTTCCGACGTCGGATAACCACTCGTTCTAGAAAGAACCGAAGAAGAAGTACTTACTGACTAATAGTAGTTCTCAACTCACATAGGAACCCATGGC